GTAATTACAAGTTCTGGTATAACTAATATAAGAGAAGATTGGCCTTTGTCAAATAAAGAATTATATGATTATTGTAATAGAGTTTATGGTACAAATATAAATGATATTCATCATTATGAAACTAAAGAAATTAAAGATTCTAAAAAAAGATTAATTTTACAATCTGGATTAGAAGTTGATAGTAATTTTAAAATTCCTAATCCAGATACTTTTGGTGCATTTTTAACTCCTGTAAGAGGGGTTAGTAATTTTGAATATGAAACAGAATTAAATAATAAAAAATCTCTTATTTACTTATTAAAACCAGAATATCTACAACAAGTATTAAAAGATATGAGAACTAAATTATTCTATGATAAATCTTCTCAATATATTGATCGAAAAACTATCATAACTGAAAATACATATAATACTACTCCATAAAAAAAGGGGAGGTTTCCCTCCCATAAGATTATTCTTCTGCTAGTTTAGCAAAATAACTTAAAGTATCATCATCTTCATTTGATGAAGTAACATCTGAAGTTTTACTTTGATTATCATTCATAAATGATTGCTCTTCTTCAAACGTTTCTTGATCGTGACTAGGAAGAGCACTTTTAGTACCAAGAACATAATTTAAACGAGTCTTCAATTCTTCATAAGTTTTAAACTGATCAGAAGTAACAAATCCTTGAAGGGAATATTCCTTATTCCAGATTGCTTCCATAGCATCATCATCATCTAATAATGAAGCGGAAGGTCGTGCAAATTCAGAAGAATCATAATTACGATAACCAGCAACATTCTTTGCTTTCAATTTGAAATTAGAACCTTGCCAAAAATCGAATGGATCAATTGCTTCCTCATCCTCAAATTCTGGATTCATTGCTTCAGTAATCTTATCAAAGATTTTTTTACCATACTTATAAAGAAATACCTTTCCTTCATTTTCAGGATTAGTAGGATCTTTTACAACATAGATATTAGAAATATAAGTTAATTTACGCTTTTGCTTACGTGCCAATTCTTTACCAGAATCAGTACCATTATTCCATAATAACGTATTATATTCAGATACTGGATCTTTCTGTCCAAGAGTAGTCAAAGAATTCTCAATATACCAACCACCAGGTCCTTGAAAAGCATGAGAATACAATTTTACAAAAGGTAGATCTTCACCATCAGGAGCAGGTAAAAATCTAATAACAGCATAACCATTACCACTTTTATCTACTTCTAACTTCCATAAACGTTCATCAGCACTACCATTAGAATTATTCATTTTTTCGACTTCTTTTACCAATTTTTCGGTAAGAGATCCTAATTTAGATTGTTTTTTAAGATTAGCGAAAGACATTTAGATTTCGGGGGATAAATTGAATTTGTGGATATTTCCACAGTATTTATTATAGCACATATAATCAAAAATAGCAATATCAAATCATTCGTTAATTATATCTCTTAATATCTTTTTATAATGAAATACATCAATACTTAAAAAAGGTAAGTATTTTTTAATCTTTAAACTAACAAGTTCCCATACAGGATCTTGTAATTTTTTATCAAATTTACTTTGAAAGGAAAAAATTTTTTCCAGTATTATAAATGTTTCTAGTGAAATTTCTCCACCCAGATATCTTTTTAGAATTAAAGGATGTCCTTTCGAGCAATTGAAAACCTCTTCTAATTTGTTTTCGCAAAATAATTGTTTTGATTGTTCCTTGAACAAGTATGTCAAACTCTGTTTCCTTTTCATCCAATCTGCGTATATCCTTTCTCCAGAATTGATAATTTCTCCAATCCATAAGTTTTGTGGGTTATCAGTAGATACAAAATTCGATAATAAAAAATTTAATATTTCTTGATCTGAATATTTTCTAGAAGTTTTTTCAAACCAATACTTATCTTTTCGTTTATTAAAAGAAGATATTGTAGCACGTGATTTTCCTCCATACTTAAAAAAGTCATATTTAGGATTAGTAAAATGACTCTTCATAGAGAGATAAGATTGGTATGTTTCAAAAGGTGTCACTTTCATATACTAATCATAATTACAAATAAAATTTTTAAATCCCTTATATTGGAAGTTTTGCTCTAGAAGTTCGTTTCATAAAATTAAGACGTGTTGCATCCCATTTTAATTTCTCCTTCAAAGGTTTTGAAACTAATTTAGTAACAGATTCTACTTCAAGATCATTAATTTCACAATATTGACAGATAGCATCAATATAATTAATTTTATCTTCTGCAGCGATCTTTTCAATTTCCATTGCAAACTTTGAGGGAGTAAGAAATTTATTCTCTAGTGCCTCTTCTAATTCGTTATTTACTTTCATATAATCCCAATTTATCCTCAACAAATTTTCTAATGTATTTGCTGAGTAATTTGATGTACTTTGATTTGTCGTATTCTTCATAAACAACACATTCTCCATTTTCACACGCCATGATAATTACAAATTTTTTAACTACAATATCAGTTAATTCATACAACATACAAGCATATGCTGCACACTGAACAAAATAATTTTCAATCCATTTTTTTGGTTTTGGATATTTTGATGTTTTAAAATCGATTATTGCTAATTCGTTATTATATTCTGCAATACAATCAACTGTTCCAGCAATACCTAAGACTCTACTATATAGAGAATTTTCTATAGCACAAATATTATCTATATTATTTAGTTTTGATTTAGAAATCTTAAATAAAAACTCAGAAATAGGTTGAACATTAGGAAGTTCTTCATTTTTTAAATAATATTCAGTGAGAGTATGCATATCAGTTCCACGACTTGTTGCCGCTTTAGTAATACGATCTGCTTCTTCATTTCCAACTTTTTTTCTCCATTTAATAAAAATTTCTTTATTAAAATGACTAGTTATTGATGTAATTGATACTAACTTAATGTATTCCTCAAAATCAGGAACTTTATAATATCTTACACCTTCAATAGTCTCCCTCTCTAATGGACAAAGATTCAAGTCAACATGATTAAACATTAAAACCTCTCTACACCTACATTAAAACCTCTCTACACCTACATTATAACCGATAATTAAATTTTAGTCAAATATAAAATTCACATTCCTAACTGATACTTAGCAGTTAGGAATTCTTTAACAAGTCCTGATCGAACAATATCATCTAATTGAAACTCAATTATATCAAAAGATGGCATAATTCTTAAAATTTTCATAAAATCAAAAATTCCATTCTTTTCATTAGATCTAGTAAGATCAGTTTGACTAGCATCACCACAAAACATAATCTTAGAATTAGATCCAACTCTTGTCATTATACTATCAAGTTCATGAAAATTTAAATTTTGAAACTCATCAACAATAATAATCGAATTGTCAAGAGTTGTTCCGCGAAGAAAAGATGTACTCCAAAACTTTATTGTATTTTGTACTTTAAGATTACCATAAAGCATTTCAAAATCTACTGCTGTAGGCATTTCAAACATATACTTTACCATAGCCTTATATGGTATCTGATAAAGAGTAGATTTATCTTCATGGTCACCAGGAAGAAATCCAATTTCTCTAGTAGCAACAAGAGATCTTACGATATATATTTTTTCATACGGAGTTGTTTCATCCAGAGCATCTTTTAAAGCATTATATAAAGTAATAAATGTTTTGCCAGTTCCAGCAGCACCATAAGCAACTAAATTCTTATCTTCATTATAAGAATCAAATAATTTCTTTTGATTATCAGTAAGAGGACTTATATCAACTAAAAAATCATTATTAATTGGTTTTCTTCTTCTCATATGTTTTGCCGTTAATCCGACACCTATTGGTTGATCTACTTTCTTTTTTCTTGGCATTTAAAAACTATAATCACGATATTTACGGACAGTTGCACCAGGTTGTTTTGAAGCTCTATCTAATACTTCATTCCAACCTCCATCTAATTTCTTCCTCCAATCACTACCTTCACCAACTCCAGCAACACCTGCCTGCCAGTCTTTATCCCAATCAGGATTATCCTTTCGCCATTGATCATATGCCGTCATTGGCATAGAAAGTTCTTTCTTCTCACCAGTTTCTTTATTAATAAGAGGATAAGTAGGCATATCAATATAAATCTATGTGTTTTTATTTAGAGAGTATGTAACTTAAATGCTAAACTAATTCTCATAGGACACTTCTGATAAGAAAATGAGTATCCTTTGTGCATAATCCTTCCAGGAAAAATAAGTAATCTATTTTGAAGAGGCTGAATAATAGTTGATTGAGATACTGATGTCATAATCTCAGTGAACCCACCCCATCCATATTCATAATCACTTACATAGAACAGTCCAGTTACATCACAATTATCTGAATGAAAACTACCTTCTCTTCCAGACCATTGACCATTAAAATAGATTCGTTCTAATTCGTATTCACCATCCAAATGTTTCTTAACTTTATTAAACAAATAATTATTATAAAATTTTTTATTTGTTACATCCAACATTAAAAAGTCAAATTGCTCCTTATCTCCAATATCACTACAGCTATGTTGAAGAATCCATGAAGAACCAAGAATTCTTTTTTTAACTTTCTTAAAATCTATCTTATCTAAAAAATTATCAACAACCTTTACGTCCATGCAAGAGCCTCTGAAACTGTTGGAAATTGTTCCTTAAAAATAGAACGAATATTCTCTACAAGATCCATATGTTCTTTCTGAGTACCATGAGCAGATCTTAACTCAATATAATGCACCCATGATCTCACTGAACCAGTCATATAAAGTCTTGTAGGAGTAGCAAGAGGAAGCACAAATCTTGCACATTCTTTTGCAACACCATTTTTTAACATATCCTTATACAACCACATCGCCTGCTCAAAATGCTTTTTAATTCCTATTTCATAATCACATCTAAGTTTAGCATCCAAATCATTTGTAGAATTTTGACGATTTTTTGTGTCCTGTCTTCTTAATTCAGGAACAGGTATAATTTCATCTAACAAACTACTATCAGCATACCTCTGAGAAAATTCTTGATAAGTAAAAGAACGATGACGTAAAATTTGTGCAGCAAGTCCTCTAGTAGTATTAATCTCCACTGTCATATGTGCCTGCTCAAATACAGACCAATGACCATGATTAATACAGTATTTTAAAAGACCTGAAAACTTCTCATTATCCTGATTTTTAGGATTAGATACTCTGGCAACATATGCCATATGCTTTTCAGCATCAGGAGTAACACTTACTAATTTAATTTCTGAATTCATAATCAATCTGGATACCCATCATCATCGTCAAAACTCTCATCATATTCAGCAATTTGTGGAGAAAATGCTTTTGAATTACGATAAGAATCAATATCCGAATATACCTCAGACTCTAATGCATTTACTAGAGACTTAAGATTTTTAACAATTAATTTAAGTCTTTCTTTTTCCATAAAATTTCTCTTTCCCCTATGTATTATACTATAAAAAAGACCCTCCTGTCAAGGA